TTCGACACAGGAACAGTCTGGACATGCACCCTTTCTGATGGCACTCAGGCTTATCAGGATGACGGTAGACCTGACGTAGAACCTCCCTCTGCGTGGGAGCGTCTTGGCGTATATTGCAAAGACAACGACCTATATATCACCAAGATGATTCTACAAAACGGAACTAATGTAGTCACTATTGGCGAAAACGTTGATGGTTTCTATTTTAGAAAGACCGCAGGTGGTTTCATGTTTGCAGACGAAACCTACCATGGATTTGTGGCCGGGACTTTAAATAATGGCGACCTTCACGTAGGTCATTGGACTGTTCCAGAATTGAAGAGAGAGTGGTCAGAGAATAGAAACCCAGATGACGCGGGTATTTCTCTGATATCCAAACCCACAATTGACGCATAATGGCAGAAGAACGCACAGATTTGAGCCGGTATAAATCTCCTTCAACCGGAGATTATTGCACTGGAGCGCAGTATATTGCAGAGATGATGTGCCAACGCATGGCTGAAAAAGATAATGAAGGCAGCTTGGCATATAAGTTCTGGAATACGAAAAAATGGCAAAAGACGTATCAGCTACAAGTTATCGCTGCCAATAGGCTTGTAGAAAAATACGAAGAGAGGGCAATAATAGCAGCGCTTAAGAGCAAGCGGGGATTAAAGATATACTCTCTGAGATTCCCGACCCTAAAAGCGATGATAGAAGAACAGGTTGAGGTTCTTAAAAAACAGGACAAAGAAAAACCCGTAATAGACCATGCAGCCTCTTCCGCTAAACCAAGGAAGCCATTCGGACAAAAAAGCAGCATACAAAAACTGAGGGAACTAGATGGCTAAGTTTAGCGATGCCACAACCAAAGAGATAATTAAGAAACACGGCAAGGTAATCTCCAGCGGCATGGAGGTCTTTGAGGAAAGAAATGACTTTGATACGCTTCCAGTGAGTCCAGCGGTGGACATAGCTTTAGGAGGTGGACTAAAAGAAGGTAGTTGGGTTCTTCTTACTGGTGACCCTAAAACCGGAAAAACTACCACAGCCCTACAAATAGCGGCTAACTGCCAGAAGGAAGAAAACGGCGCTCGTCCAGTTATCTATCTTGATGGCGAGGGTAGGCTTAAGGCCATGAACCTGACCGGAATTGATGGTCTGGATAAAGACAAGATGAGGGTAGTTCATTCAGACGAAGACCCTCTTAGCGCGGAGCAGTTTCTAGACATTGCCATTAAGCTCA